GTATCTTAGTCTTAGGGTTAAGCAGATATACATCTACAATGCCGGAGCTGCTGTCAATGGCATTGACTGGTACATCTACCAGACTCAGGATGGCAAGCTGTTAGACTCAGGCACAGCTGACCTGGTTGAGGGCATGAACTATGTGCCAGTGAACAATGAGTTCTTTTCTGACTTTGATAAGCTCAACATAATGGTGGCTGTAGATTGCACCAATCTGCCAACTAGCACAGGCATGTTTAGCGACTATGGCTGGGCGCAGATGGACTTAGAGTGTGCATCTAGGTTCACTTATCTCTGGCGCAATGGCTGGAGCATCTTTCCGGTTACAGCTCCGCTAGGCTATGGCTTTGGAGATTCGTGGAGTCAAGACAATAGCCAGTCAGGAGTCTACATAGATGCACAATTGCTTTGCTCACTTGATAGCTTCATCTGCCAGCAGAAGGAGTTTCTTCTAGATGCCTGGGCTAATCTGTTATGCTACCAGATTCTATGGCAGAAGGTGGCAAGTCCAAGGGCTAACTACTTTAGCCAAGGCAACCGTGAGTTCACCGAGCGAGCTATGGCTACCTTCCTTGATGGCTATCAGCAGAGCCTTGCTATCTGGGCTAGGCAGCTGAACCTGAGAGGTGAAGGTCTGTGCTTTAATTGCGACAATGCCGGGCTGATTCAGCAGGGGTTTGTTAGGCCTTAATCAACTTATAGTTGACACATACAAGAATCTTCTGATTCGGAAAAGTCAATGCTCAAAGTGGTAGGCTGAGCAGACATAGCAACAAAATCAGCTATTGATTTGCGGCCTCTAAATGGGGTATTGCCATATTGTGCTTCCATTTTTTTCCACCAATCAACAAACCTTGTTCCACTTCTAATAATTTCAACCAGATTATTATCTGACTTTTTCCAGCATAACTCGCAGTTGCCAAATTTAGAATTAATACCAAGCTTAAATGACTGTTTGTCCCACCATGAATTTAGTTCAGAAATACCAATAGGATTGCCAAAGTCAGTAAGCAGTGGAAATATTCTTTGCTCATCATTTTTAATCTCTGCCCAAGAAATTCTTTTTGGCATATCCTCTTGTCTAAATCCAACAGCCTTGATATAATTCTTTTTCCCAAAAATATCATTGGCAAATTTCTCACAAGGCATTGTTTTCATTCGACTAGAACAATAAGGAGCTGCCTGGTTTGGAAGGCCAGAAAATTCTCCTTTATTCATATGCATAATGCATTCTTCAAATGGTTTTGCTGTCATATTAAGACTATGCCAATCAACAATCTTATATCCAACAGGAATGCCCATTACATTTGAATAAGTGCCTTCAATTAGAGTTAAAGGTATCCCCCATTCTAATTCTATCTTTTTTAGGAAATCAATGGTTTCTGGTCGCTCCATGCCTGTGTTTGCAAACACATAGGCTTTATTATAGTCTTTGTATTTTTCATTAGTATGAATGTGGTAAGCCATCATAGCTGATGACCTCCCTCCAGATACAGCGACAAGAATGTTTTTCATATGTTTTAATTGCGACAATGCAGGCCTGATTCAGCAGGGTTTTGTTAGACCTTAAAAGCATCCCTTTTCTGCTTGCTCAATCTCCCGATTAAGATACCACTGAGCCTTTTTTAAGTCCTCCAACTTGCTTCCTTTCTTGCCAGCCCTGCTGATGTACTTGATAACATTGCCAAGACAAAAGCCTAGCTTCCATGCTTCAATGACTTTGATAGCTTCATAGGTACTGTCTTGCCCTCCATAGTGAGGAGGGTGATTGACTGCCTGCAATGGATCAGCATCTGGTAGGCTCTCCAGGTAACTGCTAATAATGTCTCCCATTATGAATAGTAGTAAAGTGGTTTAGGTTTGTTGAACTCTGTCATGCTTATGCCCTGTAGTTCATCAAGGTCAGAGTATAGCTTGCCGTTAAAGTACCAGCCTACTTGCCTTGGCTTACTTCGCATGTTGATAAGCTCAGCCTTAATCAGAATATCATTGACATCAATGTCTTCCTTGCAGTCAATGATGAAGTCAATAAGTTCTTCGATTTGTGATTGATGATTCATAGTGCATTAATCTACGGCAAATTAAATCTTTTGCCTTACTTCTGTGCTGAATATTTCACGCAATATTGCGGAAATAGGATAGTTATAAGCAATATTAAAAATTGCCTACGCACGAGTAAGTATATTAAGTGGTTCTTTGCCTTCTGCTATTAGTTTTTTATCTACAAATATTGCAGCTTCTCTTTCCGTAGCAAATGTTATGGTGCATTTGTATGTTGCTATCCACAATTCAACACCTCTTTCACATATTTTTTTTGCCACATATTTGTATTTACTACTTTTTTTTTGGTATTTATGATTTCGTCCTGTTGCCATCGCTCAAATTTTTAATACAGCTTATAACAAGCGGTATAGTTAATAAGCCCTGTAAAGTTTTGTTGTAATTGGATAGCGATGTGGTAGGGCTTACATAACCATACCGCCACCGTTAGCGGTCATGCTATGGCTACTATTTCCAAATTTCATAACCTCTTAAATATTCGTGGACTTGCTTTTCGGACTTTTCTTTTGACTGTTTACCAAGTTCATCACGGCTGATAATATCAGTAATGTAAACTGGGTAATCACTATCATAAATATCACACTCATTTTCGGCTGAAAAATCGGGAGTATAATTGATGCGAACGGCACGACCTTCCCAAAGAATATCAAATGCTTGTTCTGCTGTTAATGGATCTCTGTCATCATGGACAACCATTGTCGGACTTTCATATATTTTATTCATTTTACTTTGATTTGAGAAGCACGAACCGCTAACATGGTATCAGCAATATGGCGGTTGATGTGATTCGATTAAACATTTTTACTTTATTGTACTGTGGTGCTTCGTATCGGCTTGGGTGAGTAGAATCCGCCACATCGCTAATACCTTCACCGTTAGCTTCCATATACCTCATCATAGTAAGCCTCTGCCCTATCAGCTGCTCTGAATGCCATGTTCATAGCTATGAATGCATCCTCATGTGCCTGCTCAATCTGGTCTCTCTCCATGTCCTTGGCCTTGTCCAGAATAGAATGCCAGGTCATCTTATCCTTAGGCTCTTCCCATAGCTTTTCAAATAGCCAATCAACTGCGGTCTGATTCTTCTTCATCTTCTTCTTCAATTAGTTTCTCAATAATGTGCTTAACATACATCAATGCGCTATGCCCTCCGGCATAGTAGAAGGAGTTTACAGGCAACAGCTTCTCCTTGTCCATCATGATCTCCTTACTGCCTATCTCCTTATTGACAATGACCAATAATTGCTCTAGCGGTGTCATATTACTAGCCTGTTTAAGTTTAGGTCATAGGCTTCCATTGTTTCCTCCCACTTCTCCCAGATGTGAGCTTCATCAATGTGCTTGCCATCCTCTGAAGTATCAGTAAGGTCTCTGAGCTTCGCAGCAAAGTCAAAGATAAAGAGTGCCATGTCAAGAGACTTGATGCACCTGAAGTGTTCAATTGCATCATCTGAATCATCCAGATTAAAGGTTAGTGTTGCTTTCATTTTTGTATTTTCTTGAGTGAATGTAGGTGACCTATGTGTTTTACAAAGCCCCGGCATAAGGTGAAGCCAATGTAGCCAGCCTCATAGTACTTCTTATTGAATTGCTTCTCTGCATAGGCATGGTCATTATGTCTCCATTCGCAGAAGCTGCTGAACTTACCCATAGCCTTATAATCAGCCAGCCTGCGAAGACCAGGATTCCAGGTCATGCCATGCCAATCTCCCTTATACCTCTGGGCAAGCTGCTGATACCTGACTGCCTGCTTTGTGAGCTTAATGCCAGCTATGACAGTGTGATTATTGCGGTCTTGTGGGTGTCTTATCCAGACACATGCAGCCTTAGGCTCAGCCTCAAGGACAGACTTAGAGTTTGCGATAAAGCCATCGTGGAAGAACTCCCAGTCATCTTCGCAGTGGAAGATGTAAGGTGTCTGAACCTTAGAGTATAGAGTATCTATGGCATGCACTTGTCCTGCCCGATTACTCAATGACCATTCAGCCATGATCTGCCAATGCCTCATCAGGAAGCGGTCTAGTTCTTTACCTATAACAGCATCAATTGCTCCGCTATCATCGTGAATCAGGAAGGCTGCCGGAGGCTGACCATCCCAATAAGTAACCAAACTGCTGATGGTTTTCTCAAGTAAATCCCACCTACCACAGCTGGTCAGGCAGACGGTTACATCTCTATTTGACATAGTTAATTAGTTTGATTGCTAGCATGGTAATTAGTGCTGCATAGATCAGCCAAAAGGTAGACTGGAAGGCTGCTTCTTTAATGTTAATCTTCATAAGGAAGGAAGTATGAGTTGTCTATCAAAGTTAAGCAAGTCTGAGGCTCAAAAACCTGATGCCTTTTTTCTCCCCATGCCTCATGCTGATTGTTGTACTGCATGGGTGACAGCTCAACACCATAGATGATGAAGTTCATCTGGTCAGTCTCTAATAGGTAGCTCATGTTGTAGATGTCTCTGCCATCCTCATGCCAGAGGAAGTAGATGCTTACCTTACCACCATAGAGGTAGATGGCTGTCTGGATGGTCTTGATGTCTGAGGTCTTGCAGTCAACATAGACCTTGCCCACTTCGGTGCGGACTTTTACTGATTCGAAATTCATAGATATATTGGTTAGATTTGTGTGCAATAAAGTCAAAGAAAATATATCTGCAAAAATATTTTTAAATAATTATGCCAGTCTATGACTCTACTTCTGCATTCTTGAGGCAACAGTTCAAGAACTTCGCCAATGCCTCTAAGGCTGACAAGGTGCTGAGAGCTGCTGCCCTTTATGCTGCCCCGGCAGTTCAGTCTAGAGTGCAGCAGGATGGGGAAAAGTCTGATGGCTCTGAGCTGCCTCCTTATGACTCAGGCAAGTCATTCAGCACTAGCAGCCCTATAGGTAAGAAGTTCGGTGACATAGCTAATAAGAAGCAGAAGAAAGCCTTTGGCAATAGTGACTCATTCGGCAGTTATAAGGAGTACAGGGAAAAGCTGGGCAGGCAAGTAGCCTACATGGACTTGACCTTAACCGGAGACATGTGGGCAGCCTGGAGACCTGTGCCAATAAGTGACAATGCCTATGGGGTTACCTTTGTCAGCACCGAACAAGCGAAGATAGCAGGCTACTTGGAGCAGAGATTCGGTGCTATTTTTGAGCTTTCAGATGAAGAGCTTGACCAAAGTTTGAAAATTATCAATAGGCTGGCAATTCAATACTTGAGCAAATGAAGGTAACTAAGATCACCGTAGAGAGCGCATTGAAGGACTTGTGCCAGAACCTGGCAGGCACATTCAATGGCAACACTATGCTCAACTATGGTGAGTCTGTTGAGAGCATTCTGGAGGGCAGTGCTGGTAACTATGTAACCAAGGATGGGCAGACCTATTGTGCTGTCAATGATACCTACCCACTGGTAGTGTTCTACCTCCGGGAGTCAGCATCAGTAGAGGCAGCCCCTGCCGGAGGCAGAGCTAATAGTCTCCTGAGAACAGTCAACTTCAAGCTCATTGCTAATTCAATGTATGAGAATGCTGAGTTCGGCATTACTTCAATAATTAATCGCACTAAAGGCATAACCTATGCAGGCACAGACTACAACAGTAAAGCAATCGCAAGCCAATACTTCGGACTTGCGGAGCGAAACTTTGAGACCTACTTCTTCGCAATCGACTTTTCGGTCACCGAAAGGATCAGCTGTGAAGTTGCCTGTTGATGCTATCTACTACATAAGTCTGCCCAAGGCCAGCCAGAGGAGAAACAGATTGTTTCAGACCATCAGGCACATTATTGATAAGCATGGCAATGGTCCAGAGTGGCACAAGGCTAATGATGGCAATAAGCCTGGGCATGTAGTAGACAATAGTCTTAAGAAGTCTAAGAAGAGACCTAACATGTCTCTGGGAGAGATAGGCTGCTGTGCTTCTCACCGGGAAGTTTGGACAAAAATTGTCCAAAATGGGCATGAGACAGCCTTGGTTCTGGAGGATGATGCAAGGTTTGAATGGCCTAAACTTCAGGCTCTGGTTGAGCATTATGATAAGCTGCCAAACTTTGACTTTTTGCACTTAGGATGGGAGTATTATGCCGGATATAATGAGCAGACAATTGAGAAGGTAGTCATACCAGAGCTGCCTAATCTTTGGAAAGGAGATGGCATGTGGTTAACTCATGCCTACATCATTACTAATTATTGTGCATTGGACTGGCTCACGAAGACAGTAGTGCAGACTAATGGCCTAGATGCTATGACTGCCGATATGCAAAGCAGCTGCAATGCCTATGGGTTTAAGCCATGCATAGCCTACCAGGAGAGAGGCACATCAGGCACTCTTAGAAGTCAAATTCACCATACAGGGTAACTTAATTAAATTAATATAATGGATAATCTACAGTACATCCGTGATGCCATCAGACAGCATGGTAACCGGACACAAGTAAAAGTAATTAGGTGGGAAATTAACCCAACCACAGGCGCACAGGACACACCTTATGAGGTATCAGTCAATGCCCAGATTGCTCTCCGTGAGCTTCAGAAACCAGTCAACAAGCGTAGCTATAGCTGGGCAAGGATCAGGCCAATCGGTGAGACTCATGTAGGCATCAAGCACAAGTCTGAGCTGGTAGGTATGCCCGACATTGAGAAGCTAAAGGAGGAGCTAAAAGCTCAGCTCAAGGCAGAGATGGCTGCTGAATTAGCAGCTGCTGCTATCAGCACCGAAGAACAGGAAGAGGCAAAACCCAAGCGTAAGCGTAAGGTAGTGGTAGAGGAGGAAGAGCCTACCGGACTTGATTCACCTGACTTAAGAGTAGAAGACTTGCCCCTATAATTTATGAACATTAAAGAGTTTTTAATCCAGCAAGCAAAAAGAGCTGGGGTATCCGATGACCCGGAGTTCAACCTGATGATTAGTGCATCAGCACTCAATGACATTCAAGTGCCGGAGGCAGTCAGCAATAGGTTTAATACTAACCTTTTCGACTTTGAGCTAGCCAAGACCAGCCTTGATCTTAAGAAGCACTTCATTAGTAACTATATGATGGGCTATGATGAGGAGATTGTCAGGATGGCTAAAGAGTACGGTCTGGATGCCAATGCCGTTGAGGAGCTTAAAGTGACTAAGAACAGCGGAGACAAGATCAAGCTAGCCCTCAAGAAACTAAAGGAGCTGGAAGAAAAGGCAAAGAACTCAACCAACAGTAACCAGTCTGAGGAGTTTCTCAAAAAAATGGCAGAGGCACAGGCTAAGTATGATGACCTGGTCACTAAGGCAGAGGCAGACAAGCACCTGATTGAGCAGCGTTATGTGTCTAAGATGAAGTCACTCTGGGAGCAGACCCAGCTCAACGGCATTCAGTGGAATGATCAGATACCCGAAGCAGCCAGAGTACCAGCCTATCAGGCAGTCCTTGAGCGTAAGCTTGCTCAGCTGGATGGTCAGATAATCTATGATGCAGAGCGCAATACTGCTAGGCTTGTCAATGCCAAAGACCCTACCTTACCTCTGGTGCATAACGGAAGAGAGTTTAGTTATTCTGACCTTTCTGCATTAGTTTTGCAGGAAAATAAGCTGTTAAAAGAGCAGGGTGTAGGTGGCACTAACCAGGCTCAATTCGCAGCAGGCACACAAACAATTCCGACTTTGCCTCCACAGGCTAGTCAAGGCACACCACTCCCGCAGAGCGTTAGGTCAGCACTTGCTGATATCTCTAATGTGGCTGCGAAAATGCGTTAAGACTACTTACTAAAATGTCATTATCAACAGCTAATGTCTGCCCAGCGATTCTTACTTCGCTGTCTGACAACCTTATAAACAACCCTGCCAATGTGCAGCTTATGGGTGGCACTCTTGCTGCCCTCAATGATCCTTCCAACTTGCGTACAGGCCAAATCATTAAGCAGGCCAATGACAATGGAACAGGTCACTCCAAAGAAGTTCGTGTTGTATTCAAGCAGCGTCAGCTTGCCACCGATGCCACAGACACCAAGTCTTGTGACCCAGGTGCACAGATGAACTACATTGAGGAGACTTTCCAGGTTAACAATTATCGTGGAGTGTCATTCACTTTGTCAGAGGCTCAGCTCCGCACCTATTGCGAGGCTTACTCTGAGCTGGTAAGTCTGACTGGTTCTACTGACCCTAACCAGATTGTGCAGAGGGCTAATGCCATCGGTGCTGCTGGTGGTGCGCTCTCCGTAGTTCGTGAGATGTTCGTTGACTTCCAATTGTCAGCCAATGCTCTGGTTCAGGCTATGAATCAAGACCTCCTTGCTTCTATCTCCGCAGCTGCCGGCAACTGGTACGGTGGTACTGTCAACCCTACCTATATTGTAGAAAACATTGATGGCTCTATCTATCCATTAGGTCTATTCCAGATGAAGCAGAACTACATGAATACAGGCTTCTCTGGTTCTCCGATCATCATCGGTGGTGCTGGTGCGCTTCAGCGTGTATGGATGAACGATAGCCGTTACTTCGGTCAAGGCGCAAACGGTATTAATTTTGCTACTGTTCGTGACAATACCGGACTTGCTGAGTACTACTTCGATGTGAACGCAGCTGCTGCTTTGACCAACGATGACTCTGCTATCGTGTTCGCTCCGGGTTCACTTGTTTACACTCCGTTCCTCCAGTATGTAGGTAGCTATGGTCAGATTGGTGTGATGAATCGTTTCACCATGCCTATCCCGGGCTTGCCTCAGGTTAAGTGTGATGTTCGCATCCTGCCTGATGAGTGTAATGAGACCTATGCCGTTTGGATGGAGTGCTACTTCGATGTGTTCACTGCTCCTACTACTCTCTTCCCTGTTGGTGACAGTAATGAGGGAGTAAATGGTATCTTCACTGCTCAGTTCGAGACTATCTAATTTAGGTAGCCCAAAAAAAAAGAGGGAGGCCAAAAGCCTCCCTTTTTTCATTTAACATTTTAACCAATTACGCCAATTATAGAGCTGTAATTTTTTCAAGGTTTTCGACAACACTACCCTTTCCACACTTAACCATCATAATCTTATAGCCATTATCTATGAGGTCTTTGCCATGCTTAATAAACCAAGCCTCTGCCTGCTGCCGATTATCGAAGAGGCCAGTGTACTGCTCCTGATAGCCATTATTATTTATGATGTCGAATCTGTACTTATGCTCTCTCATCTAATGGTCAGGCTAATGTTGTCCTTAAGTTGCGCTCCTGGTACTTCAGCTCCATCCTTGATTGCCTGAGTGATGGTAGACTTGCTGACCTCTTTCTTGACCACCCAGAACTCATCAGGTATGATTGTGTCATCAAGTACTTCCACTGCCTGACTTTTGCGAGTGCTGAGCTTGGCTAGTGGAGTTTCATACCTTCTGATGCCCTTTGCATCCTCTTCTGTGAACACCATGAGAGCAGCTAGTAGTGTTTCTCTAAGCCGAGCAACGGTGTTCTCCTTGGCTTTCTTTAGTGCCTGTATGCGCTTGATTTCAGCAGCAGCCTGGTCAGCCTCAGATTCAAGTTTCAGGATAAACTTAGCATAGGCTTCAGCCTTGTGCTGGAAGTTCTCCCTCCTGATGGCAAGCTCTTCTGCTATCTCATCAGTAAGCTCGCCTCCGTTCTCCTCCATCAATGCGATGAAGGAGAGTTCTTCTTGTGTTAGTTGCCAGAGTGTTGCCATAATCAGAAAGGTAATTCATCAAACGCATCATCACTTGCAAGCTTAGCTGCTACCTCCTGCTGGTGGAGCATCTCCTCTTTCTGCATGTTGGTAGGCTGCGGAGGCAACTTCATCATTGCCTGGTATTCGGTGCTTCCGGTAATCATCTCCTGAAGGAATGCTGGCAAAGTCTGAAACTTAAGTCGGTCAAACTCCAGCACACTGAACTCCATGCTAGGGTTGTGCTGCGGAGGGCAAGTCATGCCCTTCATCATTGGCAGGACAGCAGCAATGCGCTCATACACCTTCTCAGGGTTAGCCTTAGATGGCTGATGGATCAGGTTAATCATGCACGGTGCGCCTATGAGCTTAGCCAAGTCAAATGCTTCTGCTTCCTTTTCGGTGAGTGCTTTGCCTCTCCAGGCATTTAGCATCTGTCTCAGGTTTGACTTCTCATTAAGTGATAGTGTCATCTCCTTACTGATAGCACAAGGCTGCATGCCCTTGTCCTGATTAAAGCATCTAAGCTCTGTGGGTAATTCCCAAGTAAACCTGACCAGGTCTACTACCTTCTCCTCACCCATGTACTTCTGAGTCACATGACCAAGGTGAACAACTGAGTAACATCTGGCTACATAAGTGCCAGCAGGGATTAGCTCTCTCTGAGTAGCCTCTCCAGTGGATTTTGCAATAATTGCCATAATCTATTTGGTTTATATAAGTAAAAATTAAAGTGCGTCTATAAGGCTGGCAATGAACCAGCCTAGAAATAAGTAGCCAAGGTACTTGAGCTGTTGGCTAGTGCTGAGCTTCGGGAAGTTCTCCATGATTAACCTTGAGTAAATTTAATGATCCAACCAGCAGCTTTTGCCTTGCGATAATCGCCTACTGATCCCCATACTTTTATTCCATAATGCTTTTCAGCTGCTTCTTTATTGCTGAATTGCTTATTTGGAATTGCATGCACAAATAATGTGTTAGACTCTGCTACTTCTGTTGCGATAACTGGAATGTAGTAATTCATGATTGTAATTGGTTATTGGTTATAATTAGAAATTAAGTCCTTGTACATTAGTCCAGTCATAGTTAGGCTTGAACTTTAGTGAGCGGTCAGCCCAATGCTTGTTGGCGAACCATGATGCTACGAAGTAATTGCCATCCTTTTCCTGGATAACTGACTTTGGATACCACTGCTCACTAACGATTGCTGAGTGACCATTAGCTGACCATAATGTGATTGTCAATTGAATTGCTTTCTCTGATTCTTTGGCTACTACTGGAGCTTTGCCGTTGATGGCTACGAAGTCGAATGCTTTTGCTGTTGTCATGTCTGTAATTGGTTATTGGTAAATGTTGAGACAAAGGTAAGGCTACTTTTTTAATGTGCAAATATATCTGCAAAAATATTTTACTTTTTTTTCACTTTTTTTTTGAGCTGCTCCGAAAAATGCGCCCATGAGTCATTAAAGCCACATTTACTGTGGTGTCAACTATCATTAATTTTCCCTCATGATCCTCCAGCTGTAGCCTATGGCAGACCTTTTTGAAGTGCTGGTCTGTGATGCCATGCTTCCGGCAGAAGTCTTCCAGGCTAAGTCTCTCTCTTCTTCTCCTTGTGCCTGTATGCTCAAGGATCTCAGCTACCATCTCCAGATTCCAATTGTCAACCTTCACCCAGGGCTTGGCATAACCTTCCACTTTCTGAGTGTGGAAGAGCTTTCTATACCTACTGAATCGGTGCTGTGGTAGCCTATACTTCCGACAGAAGTCTGATACTTTTAGTAATAAGTCCATCTTTTTGGTTTAGGTTTGCAAAACTAACTGCAAAAAAAATAAATGCCCGGAATATTTTTTGACATCAAAAGCCCAGAGGTCATCAAGCCAAGCTTAGACTTTAAGAAGTATGTCGGCACGGAGGATAACTTTCAGAAGGCAGTAGCCAAATACCTTGACACCATAGGTGCTTTCTGGTTTCATTGCCCGAACGGAGGCAGCAGAAATGCCATTGAGGCAAGTAAGCTTAAACACATGGGTGTAAAGGCTGGCATACCTGACTGTCTGATATTAGATCAGCGAAGAGGCTACTCCGGGCTAGCCATTGAGCTGAAGGTAGGCTATAATAAACCATCAGAGCAGCAGCTTGCTATCTTTGACAAACTGGTAGAGCGTAATTGGCTGGTCATTGTGTGCTGGTCATTGGATGAGGTAATCACTATGATAGACTATTATTATGAGAATAAACAATAGAGGCTATTGGGAGAACCCGACAGACATAGGTCATGCCTATGACTCTAAGCTTGCCAATGCCATCCTGCTGATGCTGAAAAAGAATGGTGTAGAAACCCTGGTTGACTTTGGCTGTGGAAAGGCTGACTATGTCAAACTATTCAAGAGGCATGGCATCTACTGCGAGGCTTACGATGGCAACCCTAACACTAAGGAGCTATCCGGTGGTCTTGGTTCGGTGCTGGACTTATCTGAGTACATAGACCTTGATGAGGGCTTTGACTGTGTCATGAGTCTGGAAGTTGGTGAGCATATTCCGGCAGACTATGAGCAGACATTCATTGACAACCTATGCAGGCACTGCTATAGACCAGGGCTTATCCTTCTCAGCTGGGCAATACCCGGTCAGGATGGAGATGGTCATGTCAATTGCCAGCCTAATGAGTACATCATTGAGAAGCTTATGCAGAAGGGCTATGAACTTGATGAGATAGCCACAGCCAAGCTGCGTAAGTCAGCCTCTCTCTGTTGGTTTAAGAACACTTTAATGCTATTCAGATGACTAACTATCAGCACTTCTGGTTCTTCTGGCTGTGGGTTCACATAATTATTTTTACAGTCCTATTGTGTTTATCAATTATTGGCAAAATATTTGCAAAAAAAAATCTAACCAATGACAGAACTACAGACATTACAGACCCAGCTGGCTGATTGCCGGAGGCACTCTGACAATCACAGGCGGTCTAGAGACTATCACAAGGAGACTAATGCTGCCCTCCGGAAAGAGATTGAGAAGCTCAATGAGGACATTGAGTATTGGCACACCGAGCATGATCTTCTGACCGATGACCTTGTTGAGTCGAAGAGGCATCACAATGCCTGGGCAATCATTGGCATAGTGCTAATGTGCTATGGCCTAGCAATTACAGTACTTTTTGTTTGGGCTATTAGAGCATGAAAAAGTTAAACAATGTAAAAGTCTTTTCAGCAACAAATGAAGAAGTTGAAAAGGCTAAGACAGGCAAATCATG